CTCCCACACAGGATGCGCCTCTAAGTCGGCGACCGTCAGCGATTCAACCGGCTTGATGTTCTCGTTCATGGCGCAGGAAACCCGTTCTTGAGCAATGCATCAAAGAGTTTCGTGCCGTGCTCTGCATCAAATTTCTTCGTGTGCACCGCCGCTTGGGAATTTCGCCGCTATTTCCCCCGACCGAGAGCGGCTTTTGTGCAGAGTTCAAATCTCGGGCCTCGCTGCTATAATTCGGCCGGCGTCTGCCTCAAGGACCGCAGTTGTTCGCATTCTTTGTGCCACTTGGTCACTCGAGTGGAAAATTGTCGTCTACAACCATCATAGCAAATTCTTCGGGGGTAAGCGTCAAGCCGTTAGCGCGAGCGATTTCCTGGTTGCGGGCCCACATGACGCGGAGTTGCTGCGGCGTGTCCGCGTCCATGCGAACAGCGCGCTCAACCGCCTCGTGCCACTGTCCTCCGCCGCCGAAACGGGCTTGCAACTTGGGGGCCATCCTATTCAAGCCGTCCTCCTGATCTGGAGGAAGCTTTCCAATCGCCCACAATACATATACATCGAGTAGCCTCAATAACGGCTTTCCATCGTAGCGAGGATCGCTAATCATGCTATTCCTCTAGGCATCGTTAATCGCATACTCAATAACCCTTTGGCAGATTGCAGCTAAGGTCGGTTTCTCATCCAAATTGGAGAGCCAACCTTCCACCACTTCGCGGGCGATGTGGACTTCAAGAAAATATTCCATTCCAGCCCCGGCTGCCTCTGGCGGTACTCCATACTGTGCCTTCGGGTCTTCAAGCGCCACCATGGCGTCTGAATCTTTCGTCCAAGGCTCACGTGCATAGATGGTATCTTCATCATCCAACTCGGCGAGGCGCTCGATTAGTCTGATGAGCTTAACCGTTTGCCCCATTTGGAATAACCTCCTCGACCATTCGGGTGCAGAATTCTCTGAAACATGCTCCCCGGGTCGTGTTGCTGTTCAGGTACGAGTTGCATCACTCCTGGTTCCTCTGCATGGTGCCATGTAAAACCAGCGGGTGGAGTTCGTGGTGCCAAACCGGTCGGCGTCCGTCGAAGGTCGATCCCAGCGTCCTGCATGATTCGAGCGTGATCGGCATCACCCTCCATTCTCTGCAATAGATTTTCGTTGGCCTCTTGGGAATGCGCGTTCCGCGAAGCTCGATATGACGCCGGACTAAGCTTGGTCTCAAACCACACACTGTAGTATTTACCAGTCGGCGCGTTCGCCGACAACTCGCCGTTAGCGATAGCAGCCGCTCTTTCTTCGGCTGCGGCTACACCGCGAGCGATACCCTTCGCGCCTGGCACCGGTCCCTTGTCGGCGGCCAAGTCAGGGATTTGCGATCGCGTCTGCCCTGCGAGTTCTTCAGGGAGTAGTTTGGAACTCTCAGTAGTACCAAGCCGCGACAGCTTGCCGCCAAGAGCGCCCACAGCCCCGCTCTCCGCCATCGGCGCGCCGGCCCCCAACATTGCGAACGCCATTGCGGGAGCCGCTTTGTTTATCAATTGCTGGCGCTGGTCATCGTACCAGAAGGCTTCTTCCGAACCTGGAGGGTACGGATTGGGCTGCATGATCGCGCCTGGCGTGGCGACGAGATTTATCGCGCCACGAAATGTATTTCCCACCAACTTGCTTGCGATATCAGCGGCCTTGTTCGCCCATGGCACACCTGGCGAGAACTGTCCGCCATCGCCAATCAGAGGCGCCCCGACGTCGGGTAAATCCGGACCTGTCGCAGGCTGTTGAGGCGGCATTGCCGATTGAGGCTGTGCCGGTTGAGCCTGTGCCGGCTGGGTTGCGCCATCCGCGCCGAACGGATCGTAGTCAACCGGAACGAGCGAGACATCTCCGAAATCCGGTTGATGGTCGACCGGCACCAGCGAATAATCAGGCATGATGAACCACCATCAGGAATTTGCCTGTTCGATTCGGATCCGCAACATAATGGTGGCCGTCCCTCGCTTGCCGCGCGCCAGGGACCGGGGAACGCGGCATCTTGCCGGCTTCCGTTGAGGCCTTCAGATGTGCGTCGAGCAGCACCATCCTGGCATCGAGCTCGGCCTTGATCCTGGCGAGTTGAATCTCCGTCTGGGCCTTGACCTGAAGATGGATGGCGTCGTTCTGCGCCTTTTGTTGCGCGATCTGCGCCTGATGCGCGGCGGTCGCCTGATCGAGTTGCGCCCTCGCCTGCGCCGCCGCGAGTTTCGGGTCGGGTGGCGGCGCGGGCGGGGCCGGCGGCGGATGCAGGAGTTGGCCGGTCTGCGGATTGATCGCGGAGGGATCGTTAAAGAACTGGTCCGGGTTGCGGTGCCCCATGATCTTCGTCAGTTCGGCTGCGGTGTTGTAGAGCTGGACGTCGCCGACCAGATTGCTCTTGCCGCCGGCCAGCATCTCCTTCTGCACATTAGCGATCGCCATGGTCTGCGCGAATTGCTGGGCCTTGCCGCCGGAACCGAGGCCGACATTGATGGTCATGTCGTCGCGGGTCTTCCAGCCCCGTGGATCGACATTGATCCAGGCGTTGCGCAGCCGCACCGTCTCAAGCTGCTGGCCGTGCTTCCGGATCGTGCCATGCAACAGCGCAAAGATATCGCGCACGCCTTCGGCCATGATGCGCGCGATCAGTTTGATGCGCATCTGCGACGCCGAAAACACTTGCGCCACCGCGGTCGCCGACTGGTTCTGCAGCGCGTTGGCGTCGATGCCCTGGGTCTGCTTGGAGAGCCCGCTGCGGGTCTCGAGCTCGGCGTCGAGATATTGCAGCATCGGGAAGATCGAACCGGTGATATCTGGCACCACCTGCCAGTTCAGCCCGCCCACGGTCTTGGTGCGGACCACGCCACCGGGGCGCGACACCAGGAGGTCGTCGAGCGTATTGGGGCCGGCATTGCTTTCGGCCACTTCGACGCGCGGATTGTTATGCAGATAGAGATTGTCCAGCGCGCCGCGTTTCAGCGCGGTCTTCTCCCGCTGCAGCGGCATCACGAGATCGGCGATCGAGCGGCCGAAGAACCGATGCGTCATCGGCACCGGCGTCGTCGTCGCAAATGGAATCGCGTCAAACGGTGTGATGCATTCCTTGCCGTCCTTGCGCAGGATTTCGCCCTGACCGCCGCCGGTGACAATCTGATAGAGAGAGGGCCTCCCCTGACCCTCGTAGTCCATCCGCACGTAGTGCTCGGTGATGCGGACCAGCCGTGCCGCGGAATTCACCCCGCCGGATGTGGTCGAGAAATGCTCTTGCACCGTATCGCGCGCGAGCGTCTCAATTTCAGTGTTCCCGGTATAATCGCCGAGCGATTTGACCTGCTCTTCGTCAAAACCTTCGGCGATCAGCTGGCTTTCTGTTTTGGTGACGACCTCATGGAAACAGTAATTGCAATCGCGAATGTTGCGCGCGCCGCGCTCGATGCCGAATTCTTCCGGGGGAACGCCGAGCACTCTGGCCTGGGCGAGTTTTCGTGTGGTAACGATCGTGACGTCATGCGTGATCGCGGGTGCGAGCGGCGAGACTGCGGGCGGCGCAAGCAAGGGGGCGGCCATATTCATGGGTTCTTCGTCTCCGGATTCCGTGCATAGGTGCCGCCGCAATCCAGCGTGCAGCGATTTTCAATTTTCGGGATTGTTGCGCAGGTATTCCTGCATAAGCCCAAGCAGCCCGCCGGGATCTTGCGCCGATGACAATGTCTGCGCCGGATTCTGAGGTCCGGCAGGATCCACCGAGGATCGCCAGTCGGTCGTGCCGTCACCGAGCGCATTTCCACAGCGCGAATTCAAGAATCCCACTGGGGCTTGGCTGCTTTGGCCCAACCACTTGGTGACTTGGTATTACTCGTGTGGGGCCTCTTCCTATTTTAAGGATTCATGGTCACCAGCAAGGCCGCACGCCGATCAACTCGTCGCCTCCGATTTTTCCGGCGCATCGCTCACATCGTGCACCGTGTGCGCCGCGATCTTCATCGCGCCGCCGGATTCCATCACGGCCTGCGCGAGCAGCGCGAACTGATCGTCGGTCAGGTCGTAATAGGTTTCGCGGCTCTCTTCCTCGCGCTCTTCCCACCACACCTTTACAATTCCGACTTTTGAAAGCAGCGCGTCCTTGATAAAGGAATACAGGATCATGAAGCCGGGGTTTTGCTGCATGAAGACGTGGTTGACGTAGTCGGTTTCCTGCTGCGCCGCGGCCTCGTCTTCGGGCCCGACCGGCTCGAACCGCACCACTTCATCCGATCCTGCAAAAATATCCATCAGCGACGGCATCAGGCCCTCGATGGTGTCGGCGACATCGGTCGAAACCGCTCTGCTGCGCCCATCCTGCGCCGGCATGTCCTTGCGCATATCCCCGAGGTAGTAGTCCATCGCATCGGCGCGCTCTTCCATCAGCCGTGCCGCCGAGATCGCCGCCAGCGCGTTGGCTTTCTCGGAAGCCAATATGGCTTTCAGATCGAGCACTGACATTTTTGACATCTTGATTTCCTTCGGATCAATCGGGTTCCCCTCATTGCCGGCGAATGGGTCGCGCGAATGTGAGGCCGATGATAGGGTCTGTGAAATGCGGGAGCCGTCCGATGCAAAAAGCCCGCGGCCGGTTTCCCGGCGCGGGCTAAAATTCGCGATGGTGAATATATGCAGGTGATTTGCCCGACGTGTCAAATCTCTTCAACGACGGGTCAGCATCATTAGCGCCGGCCGGACCTGCGGGCGTTGTACAGTGCCATGGCGTCCCCGATTTTGCCCGAGCTCGAGAGCATTGCATCGAGCGCGCCTATATCGGCTTGATCCTCATCGTCCGCCGGCACCGCTAGCTGGTTCGGGTTCTGCGAGTCGATGCCAGCGAGCGCAGCGAGCCTGCCCAGGAGGCCACCCGAGTAATTTGCATCGACAGATGGAGCGGGCGCGGCCGCTGCGCCCGAGCCATACACCGCTGCTGGCGATTGGTTGAAAATTCTCCGGCCCATCTTTAGCTCCGGCATGCTGCCAGCGGTTTGCTGCGGCGGCTGGGGCTGCGTCGAGTTCTGGAAGGCCATCCCCGCCAAAAGATTGGACCAATCGCCGTCGTCGAACGCATTGGAATTATCCGGCAGGCCCCAGACCGACGCCGGAAACAGCGATTCCGACATTGTCTTGCCGCTAAAAATTCTGGGCAACGGAGCGCGTTCCGGTGGCGGCTGCTCCAGATCAAGCGGTGTGATAGCCGGAAAGGCGGAGCTAACTTTCCGCAGCGGATAAGTGTCGGATCTCCGGGCGCTGGGCGCATCTTCCGGTCGAACGCCGTAGGTAGATTCGTCGATCGGCAGATTACCAGCGGTGGGACCGCGCAATATCGGTTCCGATGACGACGCTGCCTCCGCGGGCGTGATCGGGCTATCCCAAATGACCTTGCCAAGCACGCCGCCACTGCCGGCAACACCCCCCTGAGACGCGGGTGTTGTTGCAGGAAGCCCTCCTTGTGCGGAAGGCGGCGCCGTACTATCGGGGGCTGCGGATCGCAGGTATTTTTCCAGCGCGCGCAAGACCGGAGAACCGCTATCGCCGGAAGCGCTTGCTGGGACAGAGCCCCAGTTTCCAAAGCGGTTGTCGAACGAACCCGGACGATCGGACACGGGAGGTTGGGTGACGCCTGCCGGAGAGGAACCCCATCTTCCAAAACGGCTGTCAAACGAATCGCGCGCGGAGTCGACCGCTTCTTGGCTCAAACCAATCGGAGGTCTCAATGGTTCGTTCAAGCCGGGAGCAAAGAAATCCAGTAGTTCACCGGGAGGCCCAGCTGGATCATGAGCCACGCCCATCGCCGGAGGAAGTTCTCCCCGGCTTGTAAGACCGCACTGGCGAAGCTGTTGCTGTTCTGATGATCGCCCCGATAGGCGAACCCGGCCTGGTTGACGCCATGTGCGAATAACTGCATCCGAGCGAGATTTGGGCTGAGATCATCGCCCTCCGCGATTGTCTCATAGGGAGCATTTGAATCATCGCTCGCCTTCACCTGAACATCTGGGGCAATTTTTCCAAAGCGTGAGAGACCGTCGCCCTTCCGGAACGCCTCTTCGACGACACCAATTGCCTTGTCCGAAGCACTCAGTTGTTCCAATTTCTCGGGCTGCGCTTCGATGACGACATGTTTGACCACATTGCCGGCCGGGTCCGTGCGTTCGTAGTGAATTGTCGTGTGGTAACTTTCTGGGGCCGTCGTCGGTGTGTAGGTGACGTAGATCCTGTCCGTCATAATCGCAATTTCTCCGATAACACCGCTGACAAGCTCCTATTTACCAGGATGGAAGGTGTGTAGAGCCGATACCAGGGTATTCGATATTTCCGGTGCCCTTTTGCAGTCCAAACGTAACCTGCGTATCCGGGTTTTTGAAAATAATCGTGTAAATCGCATACTGTTCGAATGGCGGCGCATAAAACTTCGATGTCCTCGAGATTGAAATTACTTCCTCGACTGTGCATCCCGTTGCGGGCAGGTATTCTCTTATCACGGCCCAAAACGGCTCGTGCTCAAGGACCCCTTTGGCAAGCAACTCATCAAGCGATTTAACGAACCACAGCATTTTCGCGGCACATGATGTAGTTCGCGGTTGCTCCGCGTTGGAATGGCCTGCGACAATGCTCATCAAGCTCAGCAACGCTGAGAAAATTAGCGTCCTGAATACGCAAGTCGTCGTGACAGATCGTTGCGGGAGAGCATTCAGAGCCTCTGTCATTGCTTTTCCTCGACCGAAAACCAAAGAAACCGTTGAGCTGAGACCGACAAAAAATATGTAACACCGATTTGTTTGTTCAAAATGCATCTATATCTTTCACTCCGGTCGTTTTCAATTATCAAAGGTGATCTCGAAAAAAATGGAATCGAGGATAGAGGGTTCCCACGCGCTTATTTTCAATAAACGAGCCGCCTCTGGCTCGCGCTCCCTTGAAGAAGGGTACCCGAGACTGCGGTTGGTGTGGATCCACGGTTATCGAGTAAGCGGCACCGTCAAAATAGCAGCAGCTAATATCGCTGCCATCCAAATCCATATGAGCCGCGTCAGGGTGGCCACAGAATATAATCAGGCTGGCTCTCAACCCCGGAGCCTCCAGCTTTCCGCCGCACGTCTGGTCAAACAGACACGTAAGCGTGCCGGCATCATGACCGGCATCGGTCTCGGCACCGAAGTCGACGCGGTAGTCAGCAGCGAGTACGGTGTTGACCGACAAAAGAGTTGCGAGGAGCGCAAGGATCGCGACGATTGGACCTTGAGCGATGCCTTTCACGTGTCACTTGCCTCCGCCGCCAATAGCTTTGCAATCACCGCGACATGCAATGATCTGTTTTAGAACAGATCATGAACAGTTGCAATGAACAATCTTCGAAGGAAATCCGAAATGCGGCCGCCGCCCGATGCAAAAAGCCCGCGACCGGTTTTCCCCGGCGCGGGCTGAAATTCTTCGATCTTGAATATATGCAGGTGATTTGCCCGACGTGTCAAATCCTTCGGCGACGGGCCAGAGATCAGCGACACCATCCGGCCGCGGAAGCGGATCCGAACTCAAGGACAATTCCATAAGTGGAAGCGAATGGAGCTGCAAGATTACCAGACTCACGGATACGGCCCCGAACGCCATCAGGCTGGACATGACCTGCAACGACTACAACCTCGCGGAGTCTATCAAGGACCCGACCCCCTACGAAAGGAAGTTCAAGGAAATCATGCTGCTCCGAAAGATAGACGCGAAGTCTATATTCGCGCGAAAGACCCTAAACGGAGAATTCAAGCATCCGGATTTGCGCGCTGCGTATTGCCCTGAAGAGGCTCAGCGCATGTACACCGAGGCAATGGAGAGAGACAAGGCGGAAGCCGAGAATAAAGCCACGGAGGAACGCTTGAGGTCAAACCTTCCTCAGTCAAAAAAGAACAAGTGATCAAATGCCGAAGTGGCATGGCCGGGGCCGAAGAGACCATGCGCGGGCCGTCTGAGATAACGGCGATTGTCGCAGTCAAGATGCCGCCGAGTTAAGCACAGGATGTCGAAAATGGCAGTTTCAACATGCTTCAAATGCGCTGGACATAGTTTCGAACTCACTTTGTTCACGCCGATCGGCGAGAGCAAGAAGCTCAACCTCGTTCAGTGTTCTCAATGCGGAACGCCGGTCGGCGCCCTGGACCCGGTAACCGGGCCTCAGATCGAGGCCCTGAAGAACCAGATCGCTGACATCGACGAGCGGCTCAACCGCATCGCGAAAGCGCTGCAGGATTGATGAACTGCAAAATAGCGCCGCTAGACCATCAATTTCCGCACGGCGACTATCACGAGCAGCAGGACTCCACATCCAGCTATGATTGTGCCAGCTTGACCGGCGCGCGGCGTGGCGACAACATTCACGAGCAAAACGCCACCAAGCAAGCTGAGCAAGCCCGCTGCCGCCGCAAAGTAAAAGACGTCCATGGTATCTCCTGGAATTGAGGGAACGATCATGTCAGACCCGACACCCACACCGGCCAGGTCTGCGGCGCCCCAAAAACGGCTCGCACTGTTCCTGGACGGCACATGGAATCAGGTCAGTGACAACACCAATATCTGGCGATTCCGTGCTTTGTTCTCGCCGGTGGGCTTCGACGGATGTGAGCAGCGCGCCTACTACAGCACCGGCCTCGGCACCAAATTCGGTGAAAGGATCCGAGGCGGCATGTTCGGCGCCGGGATCGATACCGCGATCACCAGCGCTTACGAATGGCTGATGGAGAACTATCAGCCCGGTGACGAAATCTTCATTTTCGGCTTCAGTCGCGGCGCCTACACGGCCAGAAGCCTGTCCGGGTTTGTTTCCAAATGCGGGTTGCTTCAGAGCGGCGCGCCGCTCGGCGTCAATCAGCTGTTCAAGCGTTACCGGCGCTCAGAACAGAGGACCATTCGAGACCTGGTATCCGCGCAAAGCGACGGCAAAACGGATTTCGACCTTGAAGAGCGTTGGATGCTCAAATTTGCGCAAGCGGTGCCGATAAAATTCTTCGGAGTATTCGATACCGTTGGGGCGCTAGGCGTTCCCTTCCCGATCCTTCGTCGGCTGAAGGGATCGGCGTATCCTTTCCTGAACACGGGGCTGCGCCAAAATAACGAATTTGCCTTTCATGCGCTCGCCATCGACGAACATCGCAAGGCATTCAGTCCGACGCTCTGGACCAACGTGGGCGCGACCGCGGCAAAGCCGAGGCCAATCGAGCGGACCGAACAGAGATGGTTTGTCGGCGCCCACGCCAATGTCGGTGGCGGCTGCTTCGATGATCCTCTGGCGCAACTGCCGTTCAAATGGCTGTTGCACAAGGCCGCCGCGCTTGGCCTCGCCTTCCATGATGAATTTGCAACCGAGCCAAATGCCGCCACTGCGCCGATTTCCGATTCCTACGCGGAATTCATGTGGGGCTTCTATAGGATATTCACCTTCGGGCGCGCATATTACCGGCCGATCGGTGTGCCGCCAAAAGACGAGGGCGACGGCGTGAGCAACATCAACGAGACGATCGATTCGTCCGTGTTCGATCGCTGGCGCGCCGACAAGGCCTATCGGCCGCCGCAGCTAAAGTCCTGGGCAGCGCTGAAGAATGTCGATTTGGACGAGATCACAGGCTCGGTACGGGCTGATAATCCAGCCACCGTCGTTGCTGAATAGCGCAGAAGCCCGCCTACCTCGTTGTGCGAGGCTCACACCCACCCCTGCTCCCGATACTGGATCGGCCGGTTGAAATTCCCCGCCCGCCCCGGCTCCTGGTAACAGATTGCCATCAGCCCCAGCGCGTCGGCGGCGTGGCTGGACCAGTCGTGCTCGGGGCCGAGACCGATGTTGCGGGTCTCGTCCTTGCGCTCGTGGTAGAATCCGATGGCGTCGCGGCCCGGCTCGGTGCTGGCTTCGTTCCACCAGATCTGGGGCCCGAGCCGCCGCAGCGCCTCGACGCGCATCATCGCCGCGCCCTTGCCCTGGTTTTTTATTGGCGGCTCGACGTTAAAGCCGGCTTCGCGCAAATGATCCTCGTAGCGCTTGCCGGTGATGTTGTTTTCATTGACGCCGTCATGCGGCAGATAGAGCACCGCCTGCGCATAGCCGCGTGAGCGTAGCCAGTTGACGTGAAACGCCAGCACCTGGCCGACCGACTCGTAGTAATCGAGCACACGAATTTCAGCTCCCACCCACTGCACGATCCAGATCGTGAAGGCGTCGGCCGCCGCACCGGAGCCGCCGATGTCGATGAAGGCGCGCAGCGGCAGCAGCGGATCGGCGGCGACCTTGCCGATACGGCCCTGCGCCCTCGCCTCGGAGAGCATCTGCGCGAAATAGGCGCCCTCGAAGGCCCTCACATAATCGCCCTCCCAGATATGATCGTAACGATCGGGATAGAGCGACAGGTCCGTCTTGCGCTCGTGTTCCAGCACTGCCGGAAACCAGGGATTGTCGCGCCAGTTGGCGCCGACGACGATGGCGCCGGCAGGCCTTTTGGCCCGGAAAAAATCGTCGATGGCGTCCGATTTGCGCCGCGGATTCCAGCTCGCCCACAACTCGGAGCCCTCGGTGCGGATGGTCGGACGTAACAGCGATAGACTGCGCGCGCTCAGGTTTTGCGCCTCGTCGACCCAGGCAATTCCAAAACCTTCCAGTGACTTGATCGACTCCGAGGTGTGATCCTGCATGCCGCGAAAGATGATCAGCCCGTCACCGGGCGTTTCGATCTTGTCATGATATATCCTGAACCGGTGGCCCAGCCCGAGGGCAGCGATCTTGCTCTCGATCAGGCGCTTGGAAGACTGCGCCAACGTCCGTTGTGCTTCGCGGATACAGACCGCCAGCGTGCCCCGCTCGGCCTGGCAGGTCTCGACCAGCAGTTCGCCGAAAAAGTGCGACTTGCCGGAGCCGCGCCCGCCATAGGCCCCCTTGTAGCGCGCCGGCGCCAGCAGCGGCTCGTATATTTTAGCTGTCGGAATTTTCAGGATGGACAATGACGCGCTCGATTCTGTGGACCAGCTCGAGAGCGCCGTTTTCGCCGTTCTCGATTGCCTGCGGTGCCTTGCCCCAGCCGCGGTCCAGGATGGCGTTGGCCGCCGATACCCGCGCCGCCGCCGTGGCATCCTTCGACCGCATGACCCCGACCAGCACGTTGAGCGCGGTCCTGGTATGACTGCGCGCCAGCGAGCGGATTTCGGTAAGCGTTCTAACCATTGCGAATTCGTCCTCCCCCGCTCACGAAAATCCCTCCCACACCGCGATCGCGACCAGGCCAGCCAGCGCCAGCGA